GCCCGAAGCAACCGCATCTTTCTTAAATACAATTGAAATGTCTCCCATATCTTCCCCACCCTTACCCGGTTTTGTTTTTAATGAGATAGGGCTGTTCATATCTAAACTTTCTACCAGCTTTTCTTCTGTCAGATCATTACGGGCAACCAACTCCTTGTTATCTGTCTCTTCCAGTTCATTATCTCCAAGCTGATATTTAACATTTTCATTCTTGACATTGCGCAGTCTGTCAAATATACTGGAGATAGGCAGATAGTTGTAGCCGCTATGTTTTTTTGCAGGTTCGGCCTGGGCGTAGTTGAACGGGACACTATCTGCCTTTTCTATATCCACTTCGTATAGATACATTCGATTTGTCCTGTCTACTTTTATAACGCATACCTCATAATACTGACCTGCATTTTCCCCATCTGTAATATTTATCTTTGCTCCTATTGAAACAGAATCATATCCTCTTCCTTTCCAGTCTTTCGAATATCTTAAAACCTTTCCATTTTCAATTACATCTTTTACCGTTGCAAAAGCGGCAGCTTTTTTGTCTCCATAACCATGCGCCAGATCATTGCGAACCGAACGCATACTTAAAGCAACATCCCCTACCACATCATTATGAACCACATTTCCGTAAGAATTATACAGTTCTATGATTTTGCTACGCATTTCCTTTGGATCTCCCTTAAACTCATCCCCGCGAATCGATGCGACACTGTCCATCTTCCGGACATAGTCATAGTTTTCTTCGATGTGCTTGTCTGTCACCTGATCCGGTTTTGCCAGCTGGAAGCGCACAGCGCTCTCCGTGCTTGTCTTACCCATCTTATAGTTCTCGCTTGCCTGATCCAGTGCATCCATCCAGCGATTTCGCGCATCCTCGAAAAGTTCCTGCTGCTCTGCAAGCATCTCCGCAGCTCTTCCGGTATGCTCATTCTTGATGAGACTCTTGATTGCATCCAGCATATCGCTCAGAAAATCTACAATCTTTTGCGCCACGGTTTTATCTTTGTTTGCAATCTTCCGAACAAATTCCTCGTCATTCCAGAATTTCCCCGTAGCATCCGCAGTGATCTCCTCCATGATCTCGTCCCTGGAAAGTTTCTGACCATGTTTTTCATAAGCTCTTTCATAGCTCTCAACCATCTTTTCAAATGTCTGGTTTTCAGATGTTAAATAAGCGCTTATGACGGCATCGCGATAGGAAGCATAACTTTCCGGTGCGTTTTCTTTGATGAAATGAGTTAATTCATGGCTATTGGTGCGTAAAAAGTTCTCTGAGTTCGTGGAAATCCGGATCGTTCCGGTCTTTCTTTCATACTCTCCCACTGCTCCGGATTCAAGGGAATCTTCCAGCACAAATTTTAATCCGGTACGTTTACCAAGACTTTCACTGAGTTTCCTCTGAGCATCTGTTGCATTCGATGAACGATCTTCAAATCCTCCTTCTCTGGCCTCTCCCTTCTTAACCTGGCGCTTTGCCTCTAATTCTAACAGTCTGTCTCTGGCTCCTGCTTTATATGCCTCTACCTGCTGGGTTCCTGACAGGAACACCGATACAGCTGATTTTTCTGCCGGTGTGATGTCATTAGCATAACGGCCTGCGTCATAGAACACATTAAAAGCCTGTCTGTACTGTGAAATCGGGATATCCGGATCGTACTGTTCCACCGCTGCTGTTTTTCCTTTTTCCCCTAAATCCGAAAATATATCGTTTAAATCCTCTCTGTGGCTTTCAATATA